CATAGCAACCATTTGACACCCAGTTTCCCTACATAAAACACCACTAGGATTGACCGGATTAACGCCACTATCAGGAAAGACAATCGTCATATCCCTCTTATTATATTGCTGTAATTCATTGATGTCTGGCGTATTTTTAACACTGTAATATGGATAAGCGCGCATAAAAACAGAATTACTTGTTAAATTAACATATTCCATAAATTTTTTATTTTCCAAAAAAGAATTATTCGATTTATCCACAATCAAAATAATCTTATTCATAAAACTAATAAGTGGTCTAGACGCGATATTTTTTCCATAATTTTCATAACTGAAATCTTTTCCTAACATGAGTCTACTGTATGATTTAAAAATATTGGCTAAATTATCATACATCGTCTGATTATTGCTTTTGATCCTTAAATGAATAAGCAATGGGTCATTCGGATTCGGACATGTACCACTTGCAAAAGCATAGGATTGGATTGTTTGCATAACTGTGCTAAAATCTACAGAATTGTAAGTTTCTTTTACGTGATAATTATTTTCTGTACTAGTAGACACAACTGGTTTGCCGTCTATATTATAGATTTCAAAGTCCAAACATCTTACACCTTGACTAATAATACTTTTTAATATACAAATATCGACATAATCATTTTTATAACTTCCGCCACTACAAGAATTATATGCAGTTTTAATATAATAATCATATAAATTTCCACTGCAATCTGGATCACTTGGTTTTATAGATTGTAATTTTGTATCATTACCAGGATAAAGCGACGTCATAAAAGTACATTCTGTAGTGTCTAAACTTGAAATATAAATAAGGTAGGAAACATATATGATTATAATTACAATAATGAGTGCTAAAATACAATAAAAAATAAAATCATCATTATTAATATCACTAATATTATCAGGCATACTTAATATATTATATTATTTTAAAAAGTTTTGTTTTGTTTTAAAAGTTTTTCTTTTGTTTTGTTTTGTTTTGTTTTATCAAATAAATCAAATATATATATAAATATATTAATATATATAAAATAACATGGCAGGTGGATTATTAAATTTAGTATCAAGTGGACAACAAAATGTTGTATTAAATGGTAATCCTTCAAAAACATTTTGGAAAACAACATATGCAAAATACACTAATTTCGGTTTGCAGCGATTTCGAGTTGATTTTGAAGGTTCAACAACGTTACGATTAAACGAAGCTTCCACATTTCAATTCAAAATACCAAGATATGCAGATTTATTAATGGATACTTATATAGTAGTTAATCTACCTAATATATGGAGTCCAATTTTGCCTCCACAAGAAATTGTTAATCCAGACGGTTCAATCAGTTATACAGACTGGTCTCCGTATGAATTTAAATGGATTGAAAATATTGGTTCCCAAATGATATCCAACATTACTATAACATGTGGAAATCAAAAACTACAGGAATTCTCTGGAGCCTATATTTTGAATTTGGTACGCAGAGATTTTAATGGAGCCAAAAAAGAATTATTTTATAGAATGACAGGTAACGTAGCCGAATTAAATGATCCTGCAAATGCAGGTCTTCACAAAGGAAGTTATCCTAATTCATATCATACTGATAGTCCGGCGGGTGCCGAACCCTCTATTTATGCTAGACAATTGTATATACCATTAAATTCTTGGTTTACATTAAGAACACAAATGGCATTTCCTCTTATATCCTTACAATATAATGAATTACAAATAAGTATAACATTCAGACCTATAAACGAATTATTTGTAATAAGAGATGTTTTTGATTTTACAAACCTGAATCCTTACGTAGCACCCAATTTCAATCTATTTCAAAACCAAATGTATCGATTTTTACAAACCCCTCCAGACACAGTTTTAGGTATTAATTCTTATTTAGATCAAAGAAGTGTTTGGTTTCCAGATATTCATTTGATGTCGACATATTGTTTTTTATCGAATGACGAATCCCGTATTTTTGCCAAAAATGAACAAAAATATTTATTCAAACAAGTACATGAAAGTGTATTTTATAATGTTACTGGTCCAAATAAAGTAGATTTGGATTCTTTGGGATTAATTTCGAGTTGGATGTTTTATTTTCAAAGAAGTGACGCCAATTTACGTAATCAATGGAGTAATTATACAAATTGGCCATATAGTAATTTACCTTTTGATCAAGTTAGTGCACCGACAACCGGGAATTTCAAATTAGTTAATGGCACTACAATTGGTCCAGGTATTAACCCAGACGGTACTTTAACGGATATAAAAATAACTGATGTTTTGAGTTTACAAAATATTCCAACTATTTTATTGACTATGGCCATATTATTAGATGGACAATATCGTGAAAATACTTTAGATGAAGGTGTGTTTAATTATATTGAAAAATATACAAGAACTTATGGTAATGCTCCTGATGGATTATATTGTTATAATTTTTGTTTAGATACAGATCCGTTCAATTTGCAACCATCTGGAGCTATTAATATGAATCGTTTTACATCGGTTCAATTGGAGTTTACAACCATAGTTCCTCCGCTAGATCCTTTTGCCCAAGTATTGACTATTTGTGATCCTGCATCAGGCGATATTGTTGGAATCAATAAACCGACGTGGCGAATTTATTTGTATAATTATGATTTATACGTAATGGAAGAACGTATAAATATGGTAGTTTTCGTAGGCGGAAATGCTGCATTAATGTACGCTACTTAGTAAAAATAGGTTTGTTTATTTATTTGATCTTTTTGTATTTCTTGATTTCCTTGATTTGTTCTTATTTTTATTATTTTTCTTAAACTTCATAGTATTGTTTCGTTTTTTTGATTTTTTCGTTTTTTTCGATTTCCGACCACCTGTTCCTGTATTAGGTGGTGGTTTTTGTAAATTTGCATATTCTAAAATATCAAAAATTGGTTTTTGTGGTATATTAATTTCTTTTTTAATTTTAGTATCTGGATTTACAAGTCCTTTTTCTGGATCCCCAAATGTATTTAACGCGTTATTAACAACTTTACTAACATATAAATTAAAATACTTCAATTCTTCTTCAGGATTTATGTCTGTCTCTTTATATTGTCGTGTAGTATCTTTTTCATAAAATATGATAAGTTTTTGGATACTTTCATCACTAAAAGGATTACCACGGCACGATAATTCTCTCAATGATTCAGGTAAATCTGGTAAATCTACAATTGAATTATTATCAAAATTTAGTTTAACAAGTTCAGTATTGTGCAGTTCTGGTAAAGATATCAAATTATTATTAGCACATTCTAATTCAAATAAAGACAGTGGCAATTCAGGAAGTCGTGTTATTTGGTTATTAGAAAAACTCTGCTTTTCCAAATTATCTGGTAAAAAATCAATACTTCCTTGAATTTTATTATCGGCACAATGAAAGTCTTTTAAACTATCTGGTAAGTCAGGGAATTCAGTCAATTCATTATTATCACAATAAAAATATTGTAAACTGTCAGGTAAATAAGGCAAACTGTTCAATTTATTGTCATTACAACTTAACCATTCCAATTTTTCTGGTAATTCAGGAAGTTCAGTCAAATTATTATTATCACATTCTAAATCCAAAAGGTTTGGTGGTAATTTATTATTAACTAAAAATGCATTTAAATTTTCCAAATTTGCATTGTTCACATATAATCCAAGATGTTCCATATTCATCATATTTTCTACATTGGTAACTAAAACAGGTTGCATCAGATCCTCTATATTTGCATAACCAAAAATATTATTATTATTATTATGTTGATGTTCCATATAATATATGACTATAAAAAAATAAATATTGAGGTTTTTATGGTTAATTGTATTTCTTTAAGTTGTTTTGGGAATTTATTATTTTTTTACGGATTTTTTATTCATAAAGTGTTTTAGGTTTTCAAAAATGGACAAAAATAAATGTCCAAAAACCGAAAGGGCCGATTGGCTTTCCCAAAAATGCAACTGTTGTGACCATAATTGAATTTTATGGTGTGGTCACAAAAATAATAATTTTCGGTTTGTTATGATAATTTTTAAAAATTTATTGACGGTTAGTTTTAGGAACTTTTTTCTGTTGACAATATAAGAACTATGTTGAAAAGTTCGGTTCCAAAAAGTTCCAAAAAATATTGTTGCGAAACATGTGACTTTAATACGTCACGTTATAGTCAATATGTACGTCACTTAGACACACTGAAACATCAAAAATCATTAAAATCAACAATTTGTCAACAAATTTCAACAAATTTCAACAAAGAAAAGTTCGAATTTAAATGTAATTGTGGTAAAATATATAAAGAAAGAACTGGATTATGGAGACATAAAAAGATATGCAAAGATGATTATGATTATGAATCTGAGGGAGATAATGTAAATGTAAATGAAAATGAAAA